CTGAATTTGGTCAATATAAGCTAAAGCATCCACCAAGTCATCATGAAGCAAATGATTAGGAAAAATAAATGGCACAAAATAAATTAGTTGATTGGATATTAGAATATGTCGAAGAGTGGAGAGATCATCGTGATGATAATTACCTCTCTGACTGGAAAGAGTATGAAAGACTCTGGAGAGGTGAATGGGCTGCTGAAGATCGTTTAAGAGATTCAGAAAGAAGTCGCATTACTTCCCCTGCTCTTCAACAAGCCATTGAAAACCATACAGCCGATATAGAAGAAGCAGTGTTTGGTCAAGGAGATCATCTCTTCGATATTGAAGATGATATGATGGACCAAGATAAAACTGATGTTGAATACCTTAAAGGTTACATGAAAGAATGCTTTAAGAAGAATAAACTTCGTAAAGCAGTGGGTGATGTTACATTACTAGCATCTATTTATGGTACTGGTATTGGTGAAATTGTTCTAAAGAAAGTTAAAGAATTAGTTCCTGCTACTCGTAACATGGAGAATGTAGATGCAGTGGCAATTGGTGTAGAAGAAAAAGAAAAAGTCACTGTCACTCTTAAACCTATCTCTCCACAAAACTTCCTTATTGACCCAACCGCAACTTCTATTGATGATGCGTTAGGTGTCGCTATTGAGGAATTTGTATCTGCTCACAAAGTTGCTGAAGGTGTTAAAGCTGGTATCTATAAAGATACAGAAATTGAAGATGATGCTACACCTGATAAAGATTTAGAAGCAAGTTGGATTGATGAAGAACACAATGATGATAAGATTAAACTTATCCGTTATTATGGCTTAGTACCAGCAGCTCTTCTTGATGCTAAAGAAGATGAGATTGTTGATCTCTTAGGTGAAAAAGAAGAAGAGAAGACAGAACTCATGGAAGAGTATGGTGATTTAGTAGAGGCTATTGTTGTTATCGGTAATGACAATAAACTACTAAAAGCAGAACGTAGTCCTTACATGATGAAGGATCGCCCTGTAATTGCCTACCAAGATGACACAGTGCCTAACAGATTTTGGGGTCGTGGTGTTGCAGAGAAGGGTTACAATATGCAAAAAGCTATTGATGCTCAACTTCGTAGTCACTTAGATTCACTAGCACTTACTACAGTACCTATGATGGGTATTGATGCTACTCGTTTACCAAGAGGTTCTAAGTTTGAGGTAAGACCTGGAAAAACTATTTTAACCAATGGTAATCCTAACGAAGTTTTAGCTCCATTTAAGTTTGGTCAAACAGATGGTGGAAACATTCAGACTGCACAAGCATTTGAAACAATGTTATTACAAGCTACAGGTACATTAGATTCAGCAGCTATGCAAACACAACCTGCTGGTGGTGAACTATCTGTAACTCTTTCTAGCATCCTCAAGAAAAATAAACGTACATTAGTAAACTTCCAAGACCAATTCCTTATTCCATTTATTGAGAAGGCAGCTTGGAGATTTATGCAATTTAATCCTGAAGAGTTTCCAGTTAAAGATTGGAAGTTTGTTCCATCTTCAACACTAGGTATGTTAGCAAGAGAAGTAGAACAACTACAAATTATTAACCTACTTAAAACTCTTGGCTCAGATAATCCAATTACACCAATCCTTATTCAAGGTGTTATTGCTAATTCTAGCTTACCTAACAAAAATGGTTTATTACAGCAAATTGCTCAAGCATCTGCTCCTAATCCACAACAACAACAAATGCAACAAATGGCTATGCAACTTCAAATGCAAGATGCACAAGCTAAAGTTGAGAAAACTATGTCAGAAGTTCAAGTTAATAAGACTATGGCAGCTAAAAATGTGGTTGACATTCAAACTAAACCACAAGAAACTCAAGCTAAGTTGATGACTGCTATCTCTACAAACCTACCAAATGAAGACGATAAAATCGCTGCTGAGTTTGATAGAAGAGTAAAAATAGCTGAATTAATGCTAAAAGAAGCTGATATGGATCAAAATATGAAGATTGTTGAGAAACAAATGGAAGCAAGTAATAAACCCTTGACAAACCCATAATTCTATGCTATAATTGTATTATAAACTGCTATTATAACACATTTTTTATAAAGGTGCAATAGTTTGGATCAAGAATTACAGAAATATTATGAAGATAGATTTAGCACTATGGCTACCCAAGGGTGGAAAGATTTCATAGAAGATGCTCAAAATCTCTTTGATACATACAATAAAATAAATACAGCCGAGTCGTTTGAGGAGTTTCACAAGCGAAAAGGTCAACTAGATATACTTCAATGGATCCTGTCACTAAAAGATGTGTCAGAACAAACCTATGAGGAGTTAAAGAATGAAGAAGTTGTTTGAGTTCCACTGCTCTACTTGTGATAATCACTTTGAAGAGTTAACGGAATACACACAGACTTTTCCATGCCCTAAATGTAACTCTAACGCTGATAAAATTATCAGTGCACCTAGAGTAAATCTTGAGGGTTGGTCAGGAAGCTTTCCAGGTGCAGCCGCTGCTTGGGATAAAAAGCGTAAACAACAGCTGGCTAAAGAACGCAAGCAGAATGCCGCTTGAGTCCTTTCCTAAAATGCTAAACGCACAGGAGAAATAATATGGCAGGATTGATAGATGAAGTTTTAGTAAATGATTTGGAGGCTTCTAGTCTCAACGACATGGCGAAAACAGATAAGTTGGAACCTAAAGTCGAAGAGAAAGTAGAAACTAAACCAGTTGAAGATGATGTCCCTGAAAAGTATCGTGGCAAATCACTAAAAGACATTGTAAGTATGCACCAAGAAGCTGAAAAGCTTATTGGTCGTCAAGGCAGTGAAGTAGGTGAGCTACGACGAGTAGTGGATGACTTTATTAAAACCCAAACAGCTAAGGAATCCAAGACACAAGAAGCAACAGTAAATGATGACGATTTTTTCGTTGAACCTAAAACAGCAGTAAATAGGGCAATTGACAATCATCCTGCAATTAAAGAAGCACAACAAGCTGCTTTATTAATGAAAAGAGAACAAACTCTATCACAATTGAAAAGTGAGTTCCCTAATGTAGGGGAAATTGTCGCTACACCTGAGTTTGCTGATTGGATTAAGAGTTCAAAAGTCCGTACAGAGCTATTTGCTAGAGCAGAGACACAGTTTGACTATGATTCTGCTAAAGAACTTCTCTCTACATGGAATGAAAAACAGTCAATCACTAAAAAAGTAGCAGAAACATCTAAGGTGGATAGAGATCAGCAATTAAAAGCTGCTGATATTGGAAGCCAAGGAGCTACTGAATCTGTCGCAAAGAAGAAATATCGTCGAAGCGATATTATTAAACTAATGCAAACAGATCCTGATAAGTATGATGCTATGTCTCAAGAGATTATGGCAGCTTACCGAGAGGGTCGAGTAATTTAACTTTTTAGAAAAGGATTTATATCATGGCTTTAGGCTCAGATCACGTTACCATTACCTCAGCAGCAACCTTTATTCCAGAAATTTGGAGTGACGAGATTGTTGCTGCGTACAAAAAGAACTTAGTAGCAGCAAACTTATTCAAAAAAATGTCATTTGCTGGTAAGAAAGGTGACACAGTTCACATTCCTTCACCAACTCGTGGCACTGCAGCAATTAAAGCAGCAAACTCACAAGTAACTCTTCAAGCAGCTGTTGAAGGTGATATTGCTGTATCAATCGACAAACACTACGAATATTCACGTTTAATTGAAGATATCGTAGAAGCACAAGCTTTATCATCACTACGTCGTTTCTACACAGATGACGCTGGTTATGCTTTAGCTAAACAAGTTGACACATCATTAATCCAATTAGGTCGTACATTCAATGGCGGTTCAGGTGTTACTTATGGTGGTGCATACATCGGTGGTGACGGAACTACAGCTTACACATCAGGTTCATCAAATGCTTCTGCATTGACATCTGCTGGTATCCGTAGAACTGTACAACGCTTAGATGATGCTGATGTTCCAATGGAAGGTCGTTTCTTCTTGATTCCTCCTTCAGCAAGAAATACATTAATGGGTATCAGTGAATACACAGCACAATCATTCGTAGGTGAAGTTGGTGCTGGTAACACAATCCGTAATGGTGAAATTGGTTCATTATATGGTATTCCAGTATTTGTTTCTTCAAATGCTGATACTGCAACTGGTGGTGCTCGTATTGCCTTAATGGGTCATAAAGACGCTGCTGTGTTAGTTGAACAAGTTGGTGTTCGTTCACAAACACAATACAAACAAGAATACCTCGGTACTCTTTACACTGCAGATACACTCTATGGTGTTAAAGAACTCCGTGATGGTTCTTGTATCGCTTTAGCAGTTCCTGCTTAATGCAACTTAGCCCTTCGCAAGAGGGGCTATTTTTATGTTTATTCTTTGAGTGAACATAAAGATAACTTAGGAGACCAAGATGCAATTCATTAATAAAAAATCAGGTGAAGTTCATACAGCTTTAACAAAAGATGAAGTAAAGACATATGAAGCATCTCAAGCATGGGAAGCTGTAAAGGAAACTGTAAAAACTCCTAAAGAGGAAGTAACAGAAAAGCCAAAAGCTACTAAAGAGAAAAAAGAAGGTATTTTAAGCAAACTCTTTAAATAAGGATAGTTAATGGCTATTTATCGTGGACCTGGTGGGACAGGTGACTCAACTGCTAGTGCGAGTGGTGATGCTGCCATAGCATCTACTGCTGCAGTCAATGCTGCGGCTAGTGCTGCCGCTGCTGCCTCTAGTGCAGCTAGTGCAGGGGTTGATGCTAATACAGCCCAAAATGCTGCTAATAATGCAGCTAACTCTGAAACGGCAGCTGCCACCTCTGCTGGTAATGCAGCCACAAGTGCAAGTGCTGCCAGTGCTTCTGCTTCTGCAGCTTTAGCCTCTCAAACAGCTGCTGCTCTCTCTGAAACAAATACAGCTACTTTATATGATAACTTTGATGATCGTTATTTAGGTGTCAAAGTAACATCTCCTGCAACTGATAATGATGGAAACACATTACAAACAGGTGCATTATACTTTAATAGTACTACAAATGAAATGTATGTTTGGACAGGAAGTCTATGGACTACTGTCTCTAATACAACAACATCTACTAACGCTGCTGCAAGTGCAGCTGCTGCTTTAGCAAGTCAAACTGCTGCCGCAACCAGTGCAACGAATGCAGCTAATTCAGCAACTAGTGCCTCAACTAGTGCAAGTACAGCAACCACACAGGCTTCAAACGCAGCAAGTTCAGCTTCAGCTGCTAGTACATCAGCAAGTAATGCAGCTACCTCTGCATCATCAGCTTCCTCTTCAGCTTCAACAGCTACTACCCAAGCGTCTAATGCAGCTACATCAGCTACAAATGCTGCAAATAGTGCTACATCTGCTTCAAATAGTGCTTCTACGGCAACTACTCAAGCAGGAATAGCTACTACACAGGCAACTAATGCTGCAACTTCTGCTAGTAATGCTAGTACTTCTGCATCAAATGCCGCTACATCTGAAACAAATGCAGCTAGTAGTGCATCAACTGCTACAACACAAGCATCCAATGCAGCATCAAGTGCTTCAGCGGCTGCTACATCTGCAGCTAATGCGTTAACCAGTGAAAATAATGCAGAAACAGCTGAAACGAATGCAATAGCATCAGCTAATCTAGCTAATGACTGGGCTACTAAGACTTCAGGTCCAGTAGCAGGTGGAGAATACTCAGCTAAATATAATGCTCAACAAGCAGCAACAAGTGCATCTAATGCCTCTACAAGTGCTAGTAATGCTGCTACAAGTGCCTCTAACGCATCTACTTCAGAAAGTAATGCTGCAACATCTGCAAATAATGCAGCTGCTAGTTATGATGCTTTTGATGATAGATACTTAGGTGCTAAATCATCTGCACCAACACTAGATAACGATGGTAATGCTTTATTAACTGGAGCTATTTATTGGAATACTAGTAATAACTCTTTGTGGGTATGGGATGGATCTGCTTGGGATCCAGCAGCTTTTAGTACTTCAGGTGCTGTAACCTCATTTAATACTCGTACTGGTGCTATTACTTTAACATCTGCTGATGTTACAGGAGCATTAACTTATACTCCATTAAATGCAGCAAGTAATCTATCAGATTTAGCAAATACTACGACTGCTAGAACTAATTTAGGTTTAGGAACAATTGCTACTCAAAACTCTAACAATGTGTCTATTACTGGTGGAGCTATTGCTGTAACAGCAGACCCTTCTAATGCTTTAGATGTAGCTACAAAACAATATGTAGATGCAGCTGTGTCAAATCTTCATGTACATCAAGCTGTAGCTGTAGCAACAACAGCAGCTTTATCTGGAACAGTTACATACAATAATGGGTCTTCAGGTATAGGAGCAACACTTACACTTGGAACAGCATTAACTACTTTAGATGGTTATACACTCGTTAATGGTGATAGAGTCCTTATTAAAAACCAAGCAAATGCTGCTCATAATGGTGTTTATAACTGGGCTACTGGTGGTACAGTATTAACTAGATCAACTACATCAGATGAAACAGTAGAATTAAATGGTGGAGATTTCTTCTTTGTAGTTAATGGTACTGTTAATGGAGATACTGGTTGGGTAGTTACTTCTTCTGTGACTACTATGGGTACATCTGATATTAACTTTACACAATTCTCTGGTGCTGGTACTTATATAGCAGGAACTGGATTAACGCTTACAGGTAATCAATTTAGTGTAGATGCTACAAGTTATTCTAATTGGAATACAGCATATGGTTGGGGTAATCATGCAACGGGTGGATATACACCTAATACAAGAACACTTACTGTTAATGGAACAACTTATGATTTAACAGCTAATAGAACATGGTCAGTAGGTACTGTAACTTCTGTAGGAGCTTTAGCTTTAACAACTACAGGTACAGATGTATCATCTACAGTAGCAAATGGAACAACCACTCCTACTATAACATTAAATCTTCCTACAGCTTCTGCTACAAATAGAGGTGCTTTATCCTCTACTGACTGGTCTACATTTAATAGTAAACAAGCTGCTTTAGTAAGTGGTACAAACATTAAGACTGTAAATAATACTAGTTTACTTGGGTCAGGTGATTTAGGAACTATTAATGTAGCATATGGTGGTACTGGTACATCAACAGCATTCACCACAGGTTCAGTTGTATTTGCAGGTGCATCTGGTGTTTACTCACAAAACAATGCTCAATTCTTCTGGGATAATACTAATAGTAGATTAGGTATTGGTACTACGACTCCAACGCAGTCTCTTGATGTTAATGGAAACTTAGCTATTACTGGTAATGCTAGACGCATTATTGGTGATATGAGTTCTACACCATTAAGTAATAGATTATCGTTTCAAACAAGTACTGTAAATGGTAATACAGCAGTAACTGCAATACCAAATGGAACAAGTACAACTTCTTCATTTAGAGCAAATAATAACGTTGACCCTGATAATTGTGGATTTATTGCCTTAACATCTGCATCAACAGATGCAAGACTAAATGTAGGGATACAAGGCACAGGTACATATTTACCAATGACAGTATACACAGGTGGCTCTGAACGTATGCGTATAGACGCTACAGGTAATATCCTAGTAGCACAAGCATCTCGTGGTACAGTTTTAACAGATAACGATTTATCATTTGACATGAACGCATCAAGTAACTTTAAATGCACTCCTACAGCACTAGGCACTTTAACATTTACTAACATTACATCTGGTCAATCAGGATTTATACTACTTGTAAATACAGGTGGATATGCTATATCAGCAGCTGCTACGACAGAAGTATCATCTACTACTTTAACAACTATTTCAACTGCTGGCACATATTTACTATCATATTTTTCAGATGGTACTAATGTATTTGTTACAAACTCTGGAGCATTGGCTTAATGAGTTTATTGCCAGTTAGTGCTATACCAGTTGTTGATACTGGTTACAACATTAATAACTCACTTCGCTTTAGAAGTAGTGCTAGTGCTACTTTAAGCAGAACCCCTTCAACTGCTGGAAATAGATCCACATGGACATGGAGTGCATGGATAAAAAGAGGTAGACTTACTCCAAGTAATGGTCTTGGTTTATTTGGATCTGGAACTATTAATTCTGGATCAAATGAAACAAGTATAAGATTCACTGCAGGTGATGCCCTTGGTTTAGGTAATTATAGAGTTACTACGCGATTATTTCGTGATCCTTCAACATGGTATCACATTGTAGTTGCTTTTGATACAACACAAGCTACAGGAAATAATAGAGTTAAAATGTATGTAAATGGTGTTGAAGAAACATCTTTTTCAACATTAGCAAATCCAACTTTAAATTCCACAGCAGACTTTATTAATAGCACCACAACACATTATATGGGTGTAAGTTTTGCTACAACTTCATTATATGATGATAGGTATCAGGCAGAAACATATTTTATTGACGGACAAGCATTAACACCATCATCATTCGGTGAAACAGACACCACTACAGGCGTATGGAAACCTAAAGCATACACAGGCACTTATGGCACTAATGGTTTCTATTTAAAATTCTCTGATGCTACTATTGGTACTCCAACATTAATAAATACAACCACAGCAGTTCAAAATACAAACTCTACTACCATTACTGTAAATGTACCAGCTGGAACTACCAATAATGATTTAATGATTTTACTTGTGTGTTCTGGTAGCGGCACAAATACTTGGACAACACCATCTGGATGGACTTTATGGAGTCCAACTACTAATGCTAATGGAAGAGCAATTTATTATAGAACAGCAAGTTCTGAACCTGCTAGTTATACAATTACGCAAAGTGGTTCTACAACCTCTGACGCATATATATTAACTTATAGAAATGCAGCTATTGATGTCATGGGTACTTTCCCTACATCTGCTGCAAACCCAGCTATAGCTCCGTCAATTACTACAACAGAAAATAATGCAGTTGTATTTTTCTATATAGCATCACCAAATGTATCTAGTTGTACATATACAACACCGACAAATTTTACTCCATTAGTATCAGAATCAGATGCGACAACTCCATCTAGTGCTATATTTACTAGAATTCAAGCAACAGCTGGTGCAACAGGTACTGCATCATCTACTGCTTCAAGTGGACTACCTCGTGCCATTCAGTTTTCAATTAAACCTGCAAGTACTAATTTAGGTAAAGATTTTAGTGGTAATAATAATTTATGGGCTACAAATAATATATCTATTACATCAGACGTAACTTATGATTCTATGACAGATAGCCCTACATTAACAAGTGCGACTACTGCTAATTATGCAGTGTTAAACCCATTAGATAATAGACTTGTAACGATCACTAATGCAAATCTTAATGCGACATCTACAACTGGAGGTGACCATGCCTGTAGAAGTACTTTTTGGCTGACAACTGGTAAATGGTATTGGGAAGTTACTAGAGTTGCTGAGAGCATAACTACAGATGGTAACACTGTTGGGGTAGCTAATGCTTCACAATCACTGACTGCAGGAAACGTATTTAATACTTCAACAAACATTTGGGGTATGTCACTTGCAACTGGTAATAAACATGGTAATGCAGCTTCAGTAGCTTATGGTTCTACGATTGCTGTTGGTAGTGTTGTTGGTATAGCTTATGACGCAGATGCACAAAAAATTTGGTTTAGAAATGCCTCTGGGTATTTTGCTTCTGGAGATCCTGTAGCAGGAACTAATGCTGCCTTTACAAATACAACTGGTGCAACTGGTGTATCTCCTTATGTTTACAAAGGAGCAACTGGGTCAACTATAGATTATGCACATAACTTTGGACAGCGTGCTTTTTCTTATACACCTCCTACAGGCTTTAACAGACTAAACACATTTAACTTACCAGATAGCACGATCAAAAAAGGTAATAGCTATATGGATGCAACATTGTGGACAGGAACAGGTGTAGCACAGTCTATTACTAATGCTGGAAGTTTTAAACCTGACTTTGTGTGGGTTAAACAAAGAAGTTCAACAGAAAACCATCAACTTGCAGATACTGTAAGAGGATATGACAAATATCTAAATTCACATTTAACAGACGTTGAAGCAACAAATACAAATAGAGTAACATCATTTAATTCTAATGGATTTAGTATTGGAACTGCTACTTCTGTAAATAGCAATACTAACACCTATGTAGGTTGGCAGTGGCAAGCAGGTTCATCTACAGTAACTAATACAAGTGGCACTATATCAGCACAAGTAAGAGCAAATACAACTACTGGTTTTAGTATTGTGACTTATACAGGTACAGGTGCAAATGCTACAGTAGGGCATGGGTTGGGTGTTGCACCAAAGATGGTGATTGTAAAGGATAGAAGTGATGCTCAAAATTGGGCTGTATATCACTCATCTTTAGCAAATACACAATTTCTTTTGTTGAATAGTTCAGCAGCTGCTGCTACTGGTGCTACATATTGGAATAGTACATCACCTACATCTACTGTATTTAGTATAGGAACAATTCAAGCTGTAAATAAAAATACAGACTCATTTGTAGCCTATTGCTGGGCAGAAATAGCAGGTTTTAGTAACTTTGGTTCTTACACAGGTAATGGTAGTGCTGATGGTCCGTTTGTATATACAGGGTTTAGACCTAAATTTGTTATGTGGAAAAGAACAGATAGCACCACTAGTGCCAATTGGTGGATGGAAGACTCTACAAGAAATACTTTTAATCCTACTGGTTTAGATTTACAAGCTAATGCCGCTAATGCAGAAGCTAATAACTCTCCAGTTTTAGATTTTCTTTCAAATGGATATAAAATTAGAACAACACTAGCTGGAACTAATGCTTCTGGTAGCAAATACATATATATTGCATTTGCAGAAACCCCATTCAAAAATTCTTTAGCGAGGTAATTATGTTTTTAATTAATGGACAACGATTGAGTGAAAATACAGTGTTTAAGGATGCTGATGGAAATACCTATCCTCCTAACTGGTTAAATCAATCTACAGAAGAACAAAAAGCTGCTATTGGTATTACATGGGTAGCCGATCCTGTTCGTGCTGACGATAGATTTTATTGGGATGGTGATATTAACAATCCTAAAGACTTAGATGGATTAAAAACACAATTTGTAGCTCAAATAAAAGACACAGCAGGTAAACTCTTGTCACAAAGTGATTGGACTATCATTCGTAAAGCTGAAAGAAACATAGATGTTCCTCAAAGTATTGTAGATAAAAGAGCAGCTATTATTGCTGAAGCTACTAGACTTGAGACAGCTATTTTATCAACAACAAATGTAGAAGAACTTATTGAGTCACTTAACAATCAAAACTGGGGTGAATGATGTCTCCTGAAGAACAAAAACAAGCCATTAAAGAAGCCCTAGAAGAGTGGCTAGATAAGCAATTTACTGCTTTTGGTAAATGGTCATTAAAAGGTATAGTAGCTCTTGGATTAGCTGGACTTGTTTATTTATGGGCTATTACACATGGTTGGTCTATTAAATAAAAAGACTCTACGACATCTTTACAGTGCATTTATAAGACTAGCACCATTTAATAGATACAAACTACCTGCCCCTCATAAAATGAGGTTTGAAGTGATGGAATCAGATGATTGTGATGGTTTATTTACACCTAGTAATATGACCATTCACATTGAAAAAAGACAGAATAGTTTTAAAAAGATGTCAGAAGTACTTTTGCATGAGATGATCCATGTATTGTTATACGAAAGAAATAAATATACAAATAAATATGCTGACCATGATGGTGCATTTGAAGAGTTAGCCGATGAAGTTTGTAAGCTTTATAAATTTAATAGGAAAACATTCTAATGAAACATTTAATATATTTAGTTCTTATATTAGTTACTTTATTCTACATTCATCGTGTTGAAGCAGAAGAATACCTAGTTATGCAATATAATGAGAATGTTCGTATTGTTCTTTCTAAAGAAAAGTGCCCTACAGAAGGATTTAGAGCTGTAGCTCAAAGAATAGATAAACAAGTCATGAAAGCTTGTTGGTCATATAATAATAAAATGATTAATATTAAATGGGAAGGTGGAGACTTTAGCGAGTTTCCTGTAGATAGATTTTACCCTGTGGAGATTAAATAATGGATCCAGTAACCATATTAGCAGCATTAGGACCTTTAGCAGTTGATTTAGGAAAGTCTCTAATCAATAAGTTTATAGCCCCTGATGTATTTAAACCAGCAACCATTGAGCAATATGCTCAGATGAAGTCAATAGATTTAGAGTTCTTTAAAGTCATGAATGAAGCTGGAGGAGGTAATCCTTCCTATCCATGGGTAGAAGCTATCATTAGACTTATGAGACCTATCATAGGGCTTCTTGTGCTTTCTACATGGGTTATTATGCACCTCAATGGTACAGCAACACCTGAAGTAGATAACTTCGCTAGTGCAGTTGGATTCTACCTCTTTGGGGAACGATCACTCCTACATATTAAGAAAAAATGAAGTTAAGTCCTAATTTTAGTTTACAAGAACTTACTTTTAGTCAAGTAGCATCAAGAAGAGGTTTAAACAACACCCCTTCAGAGAAAGTAAAAGATAACTTAGAACGACTTGCTTTCTTTTTAGAGCAAGTTAGAAAACTATTTAATAAACCTCTCCTGATTAGTTCAGGATATAGATCAAGGGAAGTCAATGAAGCAGTGGGTGGAAGTAAAACATCGCAACATTGTGAGGGATGTGCAGCTGACTTTAATGTCAAGGGAATGTCTCCTAGTGCAGTGGTTAGAGCCATTGTCGCTAATGATATACCTTACGATCAGGTTATATTAGAGTTTGATAGTTGGGTACATATATCAATACCCAATATTAAAAAAGCAACACCAAAAAAACAAGCATAAGTA